TCCCACAATGTCCTTGGCAGAGTCTATGTGTCTCTTGCCTTCTTGAAGCCGCCCCACCTTTTGGAGAATGTTCAAGAAGCAGACATCTTCTGCACTGAGGGGATCCCCCCCCCTATTGATGAGATAGGCTTGCCACAGTCTGGCTGTCCTCCCATGATTGATGTGAGGCTCCCCATAGTCTGCCCCACGATCTGCCACAATGTTGGAGATCTCGGTGTGGGATAGTTTGAATTTCTTGCGTGGCATTACTTGAGAGAGACCCCCTTCCTCAAGATCTTGGGGAGACTCATGGCCACTGCCTTGGCCACAGCCTTGGGCACTCTTGCAGTCATCTCCATGTCATAGAAGGCACGGATCTCAGCATCATGCTCCTTGGCTGTGCTTGATACTGCTGGCCCGTAGTATTGCTTAATTGGGTGGGAAGTCCAACCCTTTCTAGCCCATACCCCCAGCGTGGACTTCTCAGGCTCCCTGATTCCCCCATACTTCACAGGAGCAATGAAGGCATCAGGGAACACTTGACGCTTCCCGTATGGTCTGGCACTGACCCCCTTCTTGTATTGCACTCCTTTCTTTGTCCCAGTCTTTTCCTTGGCAGAGAAGTGGATCAGCCTGATGGGGCCGCCGAATGCTGTAAGACTCACATCCTTCCCCATGATGCCTCCCCTTGTCCTTGTCCTTCTGATCATGATCCTCTTCTTGACTTGTGCGGCCTTTGTCCCCATCTCAGTCCTGATCAGCTTGCTGGCCAAGGTCTTTGTCCTGCCTATGCTCTGATTCATGGCCATGAGGATCCCCCGCTGTAGGTTCTTGCCTTTGAATGAGGCAAGCCCACTCTCATAGTCTTTGAGGGCTTTGGCCCCGTCAATGGTCAGGTCAAACATCTCCCCAATATAAACGAGAAGGGGAGGAGTTATCCCCCCCCACTCTAGGTGTCATGACCTCAGCCCCGCCGCCTTGGTCTCCCTCATTCTACCAGCCCATCTCTTCATTGGAAGGCTTCCACTTCTTATTGAGTTGCCTGATGTGGATCACCACCTCTGCTGGTTTGATGATCTCTCTCCTGACAATCCTCAGGTCATCAATCTGCTCATCATCTATCCACACATTGCCAGCATGAGTGATGGCATCCTCCACCGCTTTGGGGAGATTGGACAGATCCCTCTTTCTCTTGTCGGGAGGGAACACCTCAAGCAATACCTCCAGCCTTCCCTCCATTGGCTTCTTGGTCTTGACCTGATTCCGGATCCACCACACTGCATCCTCCCTGTATTTCCTGCCAGCCCTGCTGAGGATCATGCCACGCCTTGGCACTGCTCTCCAGATGCTATTCATGCTGGGGGGCCAAGGTAGCCTGATCTTTAGGGCTTTCGTCACTTGTGGCAAAATGTCATGACAGAAGAATGTCCAGAGTCTAGAAGGACTTAGGAACCTTCTGTCAAAATATCACCCAAGGGGGGGCGGTTCAATCTTCTCTTGGACTGGAGACCCAAAACTCCACCAAGCCAAGCAAGGATTGTCTCTCATCATCTGGATGAATGCTGTGGAGTATAAACAGATGCCAGTCTCTGAGATTCTGATGTCACCAAGGGATTCAACCACATGGCATAGCTCATGCCAAAGGATCAGCCTTGTATTCTCTGCACACAATCCATCCCTGATCTCAATCTCCAATCTCTCTGGATCGTACTGCCCCTGCAAGTCCTCATCCAAGGTGGTGGTGTAGATCACATCAATCTCAATGCCCAGCACTGTGATCTTCCTTGGCCTGAGGTCTGTCTCCATGCTCTAAAAATAACACCAAGCCCAGCAGTATTGTAGGGAGAAGCAAAAGCCTGACAGATGATGTCCCTGCAAGTCCTCAACTCCTTGGCGGGAGGGGTCTTAGACTCTCAGGCATCTGTCAGACTTCTGCCATGTTCTGTCACTTGTGTCAGGCTATTTGATGGCCACCCATGCTTGCCGTGGTCTCCCCTTGGTTGGCATCTCCACCTTGGCAACCTGTCCAGCGATCTGAAGAGAGGAGAGGACAGCCTCCCTCTCCCTTGGTGTGAGCCTTGCCCATGAGGACACTCTGCCCATGTCTCTCTCAGTGAGGCCACGCTCCCCAGCCTTCACCAAAGTGAGGAGGCACTCCTTGGCCTTGGCTTGGAATGGAGAGTCTGCCACTCTGCTCTCCACCTCATGGATCAGTCTGCTCAGGCTCCACTTCACAAAGGTGATGGCCCACTCTGCATCTTGCACTGTGATCACTGGCCTGACCAGATCCCTTGACAATGCAAGGATCAGGGCCAACTTTGCCCCATGCTCCCATGCTCTATTGTGCAGGGCATCCAGCCCTGTGCCCCTGTCCTTGTCCATCGCCCTGTCTATCTCTGCATCAAAGGAGTCAAAGAGATCCTCTGCACCTGTAGACATTGGGACAGTCACTGGAGAAGTTGGATCCAATCCCTCAAGATTCCCACCACTTCCCACTGCCTTGGTGGCTTTGGCTATCCACTGAAGGATTGGCTCAGGGACATCTGATGAGATTGGCTTCTGCCTCTTTGGTCTATTGATTGAAGTCTCCACCACCAAGAGCCGATTGAGATACCCTGACACCACATGACTGGATCCAAGAGACTTGTAGAAAGTTTCAGGAGTGGTGGTTCCATAGACAGACACACAGGGACAGATCACCTCAAGCCTTGGCCTCTTCTCTTGGTCTGCATACTCTGTCCCAATGTATGTGTCCCCTGCACTTGAAAAGAGTTTCATGAGATTGCTGAGGATAGAGACCAAGTGTGATCCAGCATTGGGATTCTGGATGGCAGACATCAGGAGTCCAAACTCATCCAGCTGAAACAAGACCACAGGTGACAGCCCCACCCTGCTCATGATGGCTTGGCCACTTGCCAACTCCTCCCCCCCAAGCCTCTCACTGAGGCCAGCCGCACTGAGGATCCTCTTGGTGGCCGTCCTTGCATGATTCTTCCCGCATCCAGTTGGCCCCACACTGATCATGTAGAGATTGGTTCTGAGTCCTGACTCAGTTGCATACTTCCTCCCAAGGACTGTGCCAAGGAGGGTCAAGGCTGATGCCACAGCAAAGGGTCTCTGTGGCCTGATGGATGTGGAGTCAATCCAGTCCACGATCTCATGCAGGACTCCATGAGGGTGGAGGAGTAGATCAGGCATCTCCACCACTCCCTGCTCCTCAAGATCCACCAACTCCACCTCTGATATCTGCTTGAGATCAGAGACTGGAGGGGCCATCACTGCTGAAGGATTGAAGCCATATTTTTTGGCAATGGCAAACAATGTGGAGAGAGATACCCCACCACCATCATCAAAGGATGACCACACTCTCCCTTGATCTGCTGGGTCATACTTGCCTGACTTCTTTGACCACTCACTCCACAAAGAGAAGGCAGAGGCATCACCAATCTCTGGGATGGCAGAGTGAAGTGCCATGCCGATATAGAGCCACTCATCCCGATCATCAGCGGGGATGACCAAGAGAGCAGAGCGGATCTCCTCTACCTTTTGAGGATTCAACTCCTTGGCCTCTGGCCCCAAGGACTTGAGTGGACTGGCCACTTGCTTTGGCATATTCATCAGCCAGTCTGGAGCAGGGAGGATCTCAGCGTCAGGATCCTGCCAGCGATATACCCCGCCTGAGGCATGGTTGGATGGGGAGGTCACTATGTATCCCCCATCACCTTTGATGTCGATGCCCTCAGTGAGTTTGCCACAGTTGAGCGGCCCCTCAGGCATTGCAAAGAGGAAGTGTCTGCCCCCTCCCCCTGTCAAAGCAGTCAATGTGGGAGGGAGACCACCATGCTCAAGGATCAGATCCGCAAGCGAATCGTCACCCCCATTCCTTGGGTCAATGTCCAAAACCCAAAAGCCTGAGGCATGGCCAGTCACCACTCCCACATTGGCATGGGGCCACCTATTCCACCACACTCTCACATCTGATATGTCCCTGCTTGCATCCTTTAGCCCATGAGGGAGGAGTGGATGCTTGCCAGCAGACTGGCACTTGGGACTGGAGCAAGAGCAGAGGCAATCCTGATCCACTCTGTGGAGGGGGAGGACAGCCCAGCCCCTCTCCAAATAAAGGAGAGCAGACTTTTTAGGTGACACCATTCAAGGAGACTATGGCTTCTCCCAGACTTTTTCCAGAGGGTCTCTTGATTTTTTCCGATAATCTTTTCAGAATGCTGACTCATTGGCCGTTGGCCCTTACCCGCACAAACAAATGGAAACACACACCCACCCACCCAACATCACTCACAATCCGTCCAATGAATTGGACAAGATCGCCGAATATCTCAAAGGACTCAAGGATGAGCAAGCAAGGATCAAGGATCTCATTGCAGAAGCTGAAGAGAGAGTCACTGCCCTTGTGGGAGTGAAGGAAGAAGGCACTATCACCCAGAGGACAGAATCATGGAAGGTCTCCACCACTGGGGGATTGAATAGAAGCCTAGACACCCATGATCCTGATGTATTCAAAGAGTCCTTGGGGGATGAATACAGGAACTTCATCACCACCAAATTGGCCCTCAACTTGAGGAACTTCAGGACAGCCACTGATGACATCAAGGCAAAGATCATGAATCACATGACCATCAAGCCCCGCAAAGTGGCCATCAAGATTGAGCCACGGGAGGATGACTGATGGCCTTTGACCTGTCCAGCATCAAGAAGAGTGGAGACAAGGATCTCCCTCCAAGACTTGTGATCCACGGGCCTCATGGCATTGGCAAGACCACCTTTGCATCTCATGCGCCCAAGCCCATCTTCATCCCCACTGAGGATGGCTTGGTGGGAGTCAATGTGGATGCCTTCCCCTTGGCCACATCATTCAAGGATGTCAAGGAGGCACTCTCTGCCATTGCTGAGTCTGACTTCAAGACTGTGGTGATTGATAGTGGAGACTGGCTTGAGGCTCTGATCCATGCCCACACCGCTCAAGAGAGCGGCAAGGAAAACATTGAAGCCTTTGGCTATGGCAAGGGATATGTCTTGGCCCTGAGCCATTGGAGGGAGATGCTCAAGATCCTTGATTGGTATAGAAAGGAGAAAGGCATTGGATCCATCATCCTCTGCCATTCAGAGGTCAAGAGATATGACTCCCCAGAATCAGAGTCCTTTGACCGCTACTTCATCAAACTCCACAAAGCGGCCTCTGCTCTACTCCAAGAGTGGGCAGACATTGTGGCCTTTGCCAATTGGCAGATCATGACCAAGGAGACAGACACTGGCTTTGGCAATAAAAGGACAAGAGGGCTAGGCACTGGGGAGAGGCTCCTCTACTTAGAAGAGAGACCCAGCCACATTGCAAAGAGCCGCTATCCCTTGCCCCACAAACTACCACTCACTTGGAAAGCCTTTGAGGAGGCTCTCCATTCTTCCAACAACCCCAAAACAACCCCAAAAAAATAAAACATGGCACAATTGCCTTCCGAATTTGACACAAGCCAAGTCCCTGAGACTGAGGCTGATTACTCTGCTCTACCCGCTGGAGACTACATCTGTCAGGCAACTGACTCAGAGATGAAGGACACCAAGGCTGGGAATGGGCAATACTTGCAGATCACCTTTGAAGTCCTTGACGGGGATCACAAAGGCAGGAAGATCTGGGACAGACTAAATCTTGTCAATCCCAATCAGACTGCTGTGGACATTGCACAGAGGCAACTGGCCTCACTGGCAAGATCCTGCGGTGTCCAAAAAGTGGCAGACTCCTCTGTCCTGCATGGCATCCCTGTGACCCTCAAGATCAAGATCAGAAAGGGCACGGATCAATTTGATGACAGCAATGATGTGGTCTCATACAAGGCCGCCAATCCTGCTCAGGCATCCTCTGGATCCGAATCCTCCCCACCTTGGGAGTCTAGTCCTCCCCCGTTTTAGGCTTCCAATAGGCCATCTGGCCTTGAGTCAGTCGGACAAGTTTTGTCTGGCTGGCTCTTTTTTTTGCCCCCTGACTTGTTTATCCTGCAAGCATGGACACAGACACCACCTTCCAAGGGATGACTCATGAGGATGGAGCCAACGGAATAGAAGAGGCCATATCCTCTGCACTCACAGAGCCTGAACTCTCAAAGGCAAAGGCAAAAGCCAAGGAAGAGGGATGGGATGCCCTTGCCCACTTTGTTGAATCCCCTGATTCTCTCGTCCCATACTTTGACACCTTCACTCCAGACATGGTGGAGGGGGGTGTCATCTCCTATCTATCTTGGGCAACTCAGTCCAAGGCTCAATGGATAGGGTCACTCTAAATACAGGAGAAGTCATGATCAGACTTGCAGACAATTTCCCCGCCATCTCTTCCACCTTTGACTTTCAGGATATCACAAGGAGGCTCACAAGCCACTTGCTGACAAGATTCCCTGATCTAATGCTGAGGCATTCAGGCTATTCAGAGGATAGGAGATCTTCAGATGAGACAGTGATTGGAGTCTCTGTTTGGAGCCTTGGTGATGTGCCAGAGACTGGAGACTCTTGTGCAGTGTTTGTCTCCAGCCGATACATCACCCTCATGAATTTTCCCCAATGCCACCCCGTGGAAGAGTTTGGATCAATCCGATCCCTTCTCTTCTACCTAGAGAATAAGTGACTGACCTCCAAGGATCTGAGGTCTCTGAGTCCATCTTCTCTGCACTTGAGAGGGAGCAGGACAAATCTCCACGCCCCCACCTTGGTTGCTCCATACTTGGCCGCTCATGCCAGAGGCAAGTGTGGTACATCTGGAGATGGGCCAAGGCTCCAGACTTTAAGGGACGGATTCTGAGACTTTTCAGGAGAGGCCATGAGGAGGAGCCTTGGGTGGTCAAGGATCTCAGAGCCGCTGGGATGACAGTGCATGAGTCAGATCCAAAGACTGGGAGGCAATTCACTGTCTCTGATCTGGGTGGCCATCTTGGTGGATCCATTGACGGGGCAGTCACCAATGTCCCTGACTTTGGCAAGACTTGGATGGTCTTGGAGATCAAGACATCTGGAGCCAAGCCCTTTGCCAAACTTGTCAAGCAAGGTGTGAAGAAGGCCAAGCCAGAGCATTGGGCACAGATGCTCCTCTATATGAGAGGCACAGGCATGAGAAAGGCTCTCTATTTGGCAGTCTGCAAGGACAATGATGCCATCCACACAGAGGTCTTGGACTATGTGGCTGAGGAGGCAGAAGGTCTGATCAGCCAAGCAAAGGGGATCCTTCAGGCTGATGCCCCTCCTCCCAAGATCTCAGAACATTCAGGATGGTGGGAGTGCAAATTCTGTGACCATTGGAGCCATTGTCATGGGGAAGAAGCCCCTGATGTCAATTGCAGGACTTGCCTCCACTCCACCCCAGTGGAAGATCCAGACCGCCCAATGAGGTGGACTTGCTCCAAGCATGAGAAGGATCTGACTCAGGCAGAGCAATTGGCAGGATGCCCAGATCATAGATATATCCCCCACACACTACCTTTTGCGGCCCCTATTGACTCAGACCCCAAGGGAGAGTGGGTGGAATATAAAAGTGACCAAGGGGTATACTTCTCCAATGGCTATGCCGATAATCAGAGAGGATACTCCTCAGAGGAGATCCGCTCACTTGGCTCAAAAGTCTTGATTGATGACCCGATACTTGAAGGCATCAGGAAACACTTTGGCCCAATAACCATCAAACAATCAGATAAATGACCAAAGCCCTCCAAGCTTCCATGACCATCTTTCTTGCTTATCTCTGTGTAGTCCTCACTCTCACTCTGCTTGCAGTGTGGGATCTCAATAAATCACCAAAAGAGAGCCAAATTCAGGACACACCTCCCAAGGAAGAGTGTGAAGAAACTGAAGAGAGATACTTCCATCCAGCAGAGACCCTAGTCAAAGACCCAGAGGATCCTCTAGACATCCTCAGTCTGGGAGACATGACAGTGACCATCTATCATGCTGTAGAGTCTCAGTGTGATGCAGATCCACTCGTCACAGCCTCAGGATTCAATCTTGAGGGAGAGGATATTGAGTCCCTCAGAGTCTGTGCCCTGAGCCGTGATCTCCTCAAGAGATGGGGTGGCCCCATTGACTATGGGGAGCAGATCTACATTGACCTTCCATCAAAAAGTCTGAGAGGATGGTGGACAGTTGAGGACACAATGGCAAAAAGGTGGACAAATCACATTGATCTGCTTGTGCCTGAGTCCAGAAAGGGTGGCAAGTGGCTTGATGTTGAGGCATGGAGGATGGATGTATGAGCAGAAAAAAGAGAGGCCCACAGCCCACTCCCCGCAAAAGAGAAAAAAGAGAAGCCAAGGCCATCCCCCCATCCTCAGGCTTCTATGAGGTCAAGCCTCACAAGAATCCAAGCAATGCAGACATCAAACTCTCTGGAGACTTCCCAAGCAGAGCCAGTGCGAGGAGGCATTTTGTCAAGACACTAGGCCAAGGCAATTATCAATGGACACAAACACCCAGACCATAGAACTGTTCTCAGGGACTGGATCCTTCTCTAGAGTGGCTCTGGAGAATGGATTCAGGGTCAAGACCTATGACATCTGCCCCAGTGCGGATGAATTGGCTCCTGACACCCACACCCCATCTGACATCTTGGACACTGGCATTGCCTACCCGTCAAGGCCCAGAATCCTATGGGCAAGCCCACCCTGCCAGTCTTTTTCCATAGCCTCTTGCTCCACCCATTGGAACAAAGAGG